ATACACAGGTTTCTTTAGAGATGCTGGAGACTCAGGTAAATGGAAAATATTTAAAGATTTACAGACTGTACCGACTACAGTAGTAAACACAGAAGGAACAGGCTATACAACAGGCACACTTGTAGCAAACGTAGAAGGAAATGTTACAGGTAACTTAACAGGAACAGCAAGTGCAATAGCAGACAATACTGTAAATGCAAGTAAGATTGTAGCAGGAAGTATTACAACAGCTGAGATAGCAGCAAATACAATCTTAACAGCAAATATTGCAGATAACAATATAAATGCAACAAAAATTATATCAGGTGCAGTTTTAACAAGACACATAGGCTCACAGCAAGTAACTACTAATCGTATAGATGCTTTAGCAATTACTAATGGAAAGTTAGCCGCTGATGCAGTAGATGGCACAAAAATTGCAGATGATTCTATAAACTCAGAACATTATGTAGACGGCAGCATTGATACAGCACATATTGCAGATGCACAAGTAACACTAGGTAAACTAGCAGCAAACTCTGTAAACTCATCAAAGATAGTAAACGGTAGTATTGTAACAGCAGATTTAGCAGATAATTCAGTAACTCAGTCAAAAATAGTTGCAGGGTCTATAACAGCAACAGAATTAGCAAGTAACTCAGTAGATAGCGCAGAACTAGTAACAGGTTCAATAGACACTATACATATTGGAGCAAACTCAGTAACAAGTGCAAAGATAGCTGGTAATGCTGTTGGAACAAGCGAAATAGCACTTAACTCGGTCACGGCTGGTATAATCCAAAACGGTATTGTAGGAACAGCAGAATTAGCGGATAACTGTGTAACAGCAGCTAAGATAGCAGACGGTTCTATTACTAGCACACAAATAGGAACAGGACAAGTAGGTTCATCAGAACTAGCTGCAAACTCAGTAGATTCATCAGAACTCGTATCGGGTAGTATTGATACTATTCATATTGGAACTTCACAAGTAACAACGGCAAAGATTGCTAATAGTAATGTAACAAATGCAAAACTAGGAGCTAACTCTGTAACATCAGCTAAGATAGCAGCAAACGCTGTTGGGTCAAGTGAGATTGCAAATAATTCTGTAACAACAACACAATTATCAAGTGCTGCACTTGGTGGTAAAAACATGACAGGGAACATTACATTCTCTGGAGCAGTTACACTTGGAGATGGTGCCGATACAACAAATGTAGTTGGTAACTTAGGTATCCAAGATTCAGCACCACAACAGAAACTTCACATAGATGAAGTAGCAGGTTTTGATGTAGGAACAGGAACTTCATCAAGTACAACACAATTTACACTAGACAGTTTTGCAGCCGCTACATTTAGAACTGCTAAGTACTTAGTACAAGTACATAATTCAACAGACACAGATTTTCAAGCAATAGAAATTTTATTATTCCATGATGGTACAGATGTATACTTAACACAGTACGCATCTATATTTGAAAATGGAGCACAAGCAGCATTTGATGCAGACTTAGTATCAGGTAATATAAGATTAAGAGCAACGCCAGCAAGTACAGATAGTATGGCGTTCAAATTTATCAGGACAACAATAGAGGTATAAAATGGGACAAAAATTAGACTTTAATATCGAAGACGCAGGATTAAAAATTGATGGTAGTGATGTTATCGATGCTAGTAGGAACTTTGAAGGTGCAGTAGCTGCTAATAAAGTAGGCTCAGGTACTATCGCAAAAGCTAGACTACCCTTTACAATAACAACAACAGCACCAACAAATACCACAGGCACAAGTGATGGTCATGTATGGTTTGTTTATTCGAGTTAAAACATGGCAATATATGTTAATGATAGTGGCACATTACGTCAGATATCCTTTCTTGCAATCAATGATAGCGGAACAATACGAAGGGTCAATGAAGTATATGTAAACGATAACGGTAACTTAGCTGGGCCGTTCTCTGCCGTGCATGAAACATCAAGAAATACTGCAACGTCAAGCGTAACAAATACAACTGACATTGTCACAACATTTAACACTACCACTGCTTTTGATACAAACTACAATACAACAACAACTTTCAATACTAGTAGAACAACAGAGTTTAATACATCAAGAAGTACAGAAACTAATTTAGTAACTACATTCGCAACTACTACAGTGTTTGCAACTACAGTAAATACGACAACTGCATTCACAACTACTACAGCATTTAACACAACCACTACGTTTAATACAACAATTACTACTGTTACAGATTTTACAACTACAACGCAATTTAACACAACTACAACCTTTAATACAAATACAACTACAACTACTGATTTTACTACTACTACTGCGTTCAATACAACTACAACATTTAATACTACTATTGCAACAACAACAGTTTTCAGTACTGTTACAGCATTTAACACAACTACAGTTTATGCTACTACTCAAGGTACAGTCACGGCATTTAATACAACTACTACATTTGCTACTACTACAACGTTTGATACCAACACTACTACTACTACTGAGTTTAATACTACTACAACTTTTACTACAACTACAACGTTTAATACAAGTAAGAGTACAACCACAGCTTTTAATACAACTACTACCTTTGAAACTACAACAGTATTTGAAACTAGTCTAAGTACAACTACTGCATATAATACCACGACAACTTTTACTACAACTACAACGTTTAATACAACACTTACGACTACAACTGATTTTACTACTATTACAACGTTTAACACTACAAAAAGTACTACGACTGCATACGAAACAACAACTACATTTACAACGTTCTTTGATACCGTTATATTAACAAATAGGTTAACAGAATTTACAAATAGTACTTCATTTGCTACTAGCAGAACTACAACGTTTGATACAACAACAGCATACACAGATAATACATCTCAGTCAACAAGCAGAACTACAACGTTTGATACAACAACAGCATACGCAGACAACACCAGTTTTGCTACAAGTAGAACAACGACATTTGCTACAACAACAGCATATCAAGATAATACTAGTTTTGCTACTAGCAGAACTACAACGTTTGATACAACAACAACATACACAGATAATACTTCATTTGCTACTACTAGAAACACTAACCATGCTACGGTTACTGCTTTTGTAGCAAGTACAACTTACAATACAACTCAATCTACCGCTACATCAAGAAACACAGGACTAGCTGCAGTAAATACTTCTTATACTACAACTCAATCTACAAATACTTCTAGAAATACAGCACTAGCTGCAGTAAATACTTCTTATACTACAACTCAATCTACAAATACAAGTAGAAGTACTGGGTTTACAAATAGTACTACAAGAAATACATCATTTGCTACGAATACATCAAGAAGTACAGGCTTTACAAATAGTACTTCGTACAATACTGCTTTTGCTACAAACACAAGTAGAAATACAGGACTAGCAGCGGTAAATACAAATACTGCTAGAAGCACAGGATTTACAAATAATACAACCAGATTAACAGAGTATGCAGTAAATACTAACACAGCCAGAAATACGAACACAGCGAGAGTAACAGCATATACAGACAATACAGGATTTACAAATAATACAAGTAGATTAACAGAGTTTGGTGTAAATACTACAAGAAACACTGCTACATCAAGAGGTACAAACACAAGTAGAAATACAGGATTTACAAATAATACAAGTAGATTAACAGAGTTTGCAGCAAATACTAACACAGCTAGAAATACAAATACTGCAAGATTAACAGAGTATTCAGATAATACCGCTACATCAAGAAACACAAATACAGCAAGAAACACAGCATATAACACTTCTAGAAATACAGCACTAGCTGCAGTAAATACTACCTACGTAACTGGAGGGCCAGCGTCACAGTCAACAACTACAGCATTTACTTATAACTACTTTAATTATACTTTCTTCAGTAGCGGCCAGGAGGTCGCTTTTTACGTCAACACTATAACAGCATACGAGTATTCAAATAATACTACAAGAAGCACAAATACAAGTAGAGGTACTTCATATGGAACAACTAGAAGTACAGGATTTACTAACTCTACATCATTTACAAATGCTACAAATACAAGTAGAAATACAGGGTTTACAAATTCTACATCATTTACAAACTCTACAAACACAAGTAGAAATACATCATTTGCTACGAATACTGCAAGGTTAACGGAGTATTCAGATAATACAGGATTTACTAACTCTACATCTTTTGGTACAAACACAAGTAGAAATACATCATTTGCTACAAATACCGCAAGAGGTACAAACACAAGTAGAAGTACAGGATTTACTAACTCTACAGGGTTTACAAATTCTACAAACACAAGTAGAAATACATCATTTGCTACAAATACCGCTAGAAATACAGGATTTACAAATTCTACAAATACAAGTAGACTAACAGCATATGTAGACAATACTTCTCAAGCTACTACTAGAAACACAAATACAGCAAGAACAACGGAGTATACAGATAATACTACAAGAAGTACTACATATAACACAAATACAGCAAGAATAACAACATATGTAGACAACACTTCATTTGCTACTACAAGAAGCACAAATACAAGTAGACTAACAGCATATGTAGACAACACATCATTTGCTACTACAAGAAGCACAAATACAAGTAGAGTAACAGCATTTACAAATAACACTTCATTTGCTACTACAAGGAATACAAATACTTCTGTAAGTACAACAACAAGTATTTCAACTAGTTATAATACAATTAGAAGTACGAATACAAGTAGAACAAGTAGTACATCACAATCAACAAGTTATAATACAGTTAGATTATCAAATACTGCAAGAAGCACTAATACTTCTCAAGCAACGAGTTATAATACTATTCGATCAACAAACACTAGTAGAACAAGTAGTACATCACAATCAACTACGTATAATACTAGCTTCTCAACAAATACAAGTAGAACAAGTAGTACATCACAATCAACAAGTTATACTACTACTCAAACTACTAATACAAGTAGAACTACAGAATTTACAACAGCGTATCAGACTTCAAGATTATCTTCTAGGGCTACCGGCACGAGTAGAACAACAACTACAGTATTTAATACAACATTAGCAACTATTACAGACAGAGGTACAACTACAACATTTAATACTACTAGACTATCTGATACAACGAGAGCAACAGGAACAAGTAGAGCAACAGACACAACATTTAATACTTCCAAACTATCTGATACAACAAGAGCTACAGAAACTAGTAAAAATACAACTACAATATTCAATACAAGTAAAGCAACTGATACAACACTAGCGACTCTTACAAGTAGAGCAACAACAACAACCTATGCTACTAGTCAAGGAACTCTTACAACTAGAAGTACTGGAACAAGTAAAAGTACTACAACTACTTTTGACACTAGTACTGCAACAGGAACAAGTAAAAGTACACTTACTTCAAAAGATACAATCTCTACATTTAACACTAGTAGATTATCAGAAACAACTAGAGGTACAGTTACAGTCAGAGATACAGTTTCTACTTTTGCGACTTCTAGAGCATCTCTCACAAGTAGAGGAACGGTTACTTCACAAAATACAGTATCTACGTTTAATACAACATTAGCGACTCTTACAAGTAGAGCCACTGGATCAAGCAGAAGTACTACTTCTACCTTTGATACATCAAGAACTACAGATACATCAAGAACAACAGTATTTGCTACAAGCACAGTATTTAATACGACTAGAACTACTGTATTTGCAACAGGTCTAACAACAACAACAACTATACAAACAAGTAGATTATCAGATACAACTAGGACGACAACTCCTACAACTACAACAACCTTTGATACGTCTACGCAAGTGTTTGAAAGAATTACCGCATCAGCAGCTGGAACAATATTTGATACAGAAGTATCCAGTGCAGAAGCATTTAATGCGTCCTTCTGGGATGGTAGCCAGTGGTCGGAAAACTAATAATTACCTAAGGAATAACAATGAAATTACATGACGACGATATTGATGTAAAATATCTAAATGGAAAGATAGAAAGTCTATCCTCGGCTCTCTTTGATTCAATACACGAATTTGAAGAAAGACTAAAACAACAAGAAAAGAAAATTATAGAACTTAATCAACAGCTAAAAAATGAAAGTACAAAAAAGCAAAAAAGCAAATAGATTAGTACCTTTATCTACTGTAGAAGAACTAGGCAATCAAAATACCCACATATTTAAGTCTGGGTCTTCATTAAGACCTAAAGAAGATTTAGACGAATTGGCAAAAATGAAAAGAGACTTAATACCTGATGCATGGGGCGGTTGTGAGTTTGAATATGATTTATGGTTTAATACTAACGAATTATATACTATTAGAAAATGGTTATACACAGATTTTTTAGGTGCAGGAATATATTTGAGAGTACCATCTATCAAAATAAATGATAGACTAATGAACAGAATCGCAAAATCAGACATAGAAATAGACGAAGTGCGAGTAAATAGAATAATAAAAAATCTTAGAAATAAGTATCATTTAAAAGTTCCAGAAGAAACATATGATAAAGTAATATTTCCACCCGGCTCAAACTTACTTTGCAAAAAAGATTGTGTTCACCAAGGAAGAATAAAAAACTTAGTAGATAAAGGGTACGTAATAAAACCACACCCAATTACTGCACCTATATTTATTGCTAAACTAAAAAGAAAATTCGGAAAAGAAAATGTTTTAGATAAAAAAAGTGGAGGCATGGAGTTACTTATGAACTGTTCTCATGTGGGGACAATGCCAAATAGTGAGATGGGGCTTATTGCACTGTTACTTAAAAAACATTTAAGCATGATAAGTTACACAAAAAAAGAAAGAGAAAAAAGTTTATTAACATATGAAAGTATTTATGAAGCATGTTCAAACAAAGATGGACACTTAGCAATTAAAAAGATACTTTCTGCAAAAAACTCGGGGATAATATTTTCCTTCGACACAGATGCAAAACAAAGACTAGAGTTATATTTAAATAATTTTTGGGAGTATAAAAAGACAAATGATTGAGATAGTACATACATGGAATCCAAAGTGGAGTTATTTCACTATTGCATCCCTTATAGACAAAGAAGACGAGGAATTTCGTTTACATCTATACGTGGACGAAAAACACTTTGATGACTTACCTGTAAATTGGATATTTGATAATATTACTAATGTAAAAATATATGAAAGCTATTGGCAAAAAGACTTTGCAGCAAGAGCTATTCAACATTTAAGACTACACTGGAAAGATAGAGGATTACATAAAAGAATATTATATGCAAGTGGAAATAGAATATTTTTAAAACATGGTTGGAATAATGAAATACCTGATGAAAGTTTTTTCGTAAAAAAACTATCTCATCTATCTAGGAAGAAAACCTTTGTAGGACATAAACAGTTTTCTGCTTATTATGGCATGTTAGATTTTGCAAAAGCAGATATGCCTGCAAATTGGGATACAAACTTTTTCTTAATAAATTATGATAAGTTAAAAACTCTACACGATAATGAATTATTTTATGAAAGAGGATTTTATAATGACTACGATAGCAGAGTTTTAGCTTCTACTAACAAATACTTTTTTACAAAATTACACGAAGCAGAACACGGAGTGTTACCTAGATACATGTCAGGTAAAAGTGACTTATTGATAGAATGGGATGCTTTACCTTCAAAAGAATTTTTAAACTATAATGTCATGCTAAGAAAATGTTTTACATTAGCCTTACCGACAACATCTTTAGAATCTAACTATACAGATTTAACTGCGGGCAAACAATTATCTTTCCCTTGGGAGTTATATGCTAATTTAATTGATAGGATTCCTGTAAATCTTAGAGATTCAAGGCTATGTGAAAATTTAATGATAAAAACTACGAGACAAAAGTCAACTGCGAGTCAATTGATTAAAGTAGGTTATAGACTAGGTAAACTTTAACATTTCCTCATTTAAATCAGATAATATTTTCCAATTTAACCTACCTTCTTTCTCCCATCGTTGTACTATTTCTTTTTCTTTTTTTGAATTGTGTGGATTTTTTTCTGTGCCTGAAATGGGCATATGCCAACTTGACGGATAATCTTTTCCTGTTTTAATTGGCAATTTTTTAGAAAAGAAATCGAAACCAATTAAAGTTATGCTTTTACACTTACATTTTTTTAAGAAATATAAAATACCAAGAAATCCTGCACTTGGACGACCTCCCCCAATAGTATTATTTTTTGCTCCAATCTTATTGAAAATTTTGTGAAGTTCTTCATCTGACCACATATCATGTTTATGTCCAAACGGTGGTGGCCCTTTATGGTGGGGGTATTTGTCCAAGTGTATACGGCAGCGATTAAATAATGGATAAGCATGTTTAGCTTCTCCCCAATGCACCATTCTTAACCACCCTGTAATCCATATATCCATACGCTTACCAACATGTTGAACCATTTGGTCTTCTGGTATTCCTTTACCAAATCTTACAACTGTGTCAAAACTATCTATATAATCTCCAAAGTCATACTGTAGAATTTCTACTGAATTTCCCACAAGTATTAAGTTTTTGTTTTCTGTTAACTTTTGTAAAGTTTCATCCATTTTGCTGTGTACTCCGAGCTATCGTTTATATTTAACCAAGGACCGCCATCTGTAAAATGTAGTGCTTTTGGTCGTTTGAATTTGTAATAATTTATCATGGCATTGAACTGCGCGGGAAGTTCCCCTATGCTGTCCGCCCACCGCAACTCATGCAATGCACCCGCTGGGGCTTGGTTTACATAATCATAAGTAAGTTCCGTACACTTAGGATTATTGAAAAGCATAAGACTTGACCAGTATTTTCTAGGATAGCTTTGATTTTTCTTGCCTTTCATTTTTCTGGTTTGAACGAGAAAATTAGGATGTTTTACTACATGAACTGCATGTTCATCGGAAAAATAATCCATAACTTCTTCAGGGTCACAGAGCCATAAGAAATCTCCATCACAGAATAAAGCTTCCCCTTTGTAGTCACAGAGCTGTGGTACTAAAAAACGAGTAAAAGCAAATTCCGTACTCTCGCCTTGATGTGGACGAGTATATTCTGATATTTCCGATTTTTTGAGTGGTATGATTTCATGATTGGAATTGTAACGAAGTATACTTTTTTTGCACACCTCAAACATTTCTGGGTATGTAGACTCATAACCTATAAAAATTTTCATTCAACTATCCTTTTGTGAAAGTAATGCTCTTGACCGTATTCATTTGGCTGTGTTACAGGTATATTCATATGGAAAGGGTACTTTGTTGCCATATACTTTACACCCATACTTCTAGCCAATTTACGCCAGTCTTGAGAAGCACCATGTTTTAATATATCTATCTTTGTTTTTAGTTCTTGTATACGTTTATCATACTGTGCAGTAACTTCATCCTCTACTATAGTTTCAGTTATATGATAGTCATTAATTGTTTCAGGTAAAGAGGGAAACAAATCAGGTAAGTTTGGATTTCTTTTTACTTTTCCTTCTTCAATATCTTTCTGTAGATTAATCATATATAAACGCATCCATTTTAAATTAGTCATGTTCATTGAGTGTTCCATTACAAGACCACCATAAATCATATTATAAACATAACTACAGGGAATTTCTTGTAATCTTTTTACTACTAAGTCTCCATTAAAATGTGCAGTTTTTAGTTGTAGATAGTATCTTGTATCTTCTCCTATCTTCATCTCTTCATCAAATCTGTACTTAGCTGTTTTCTTTGAATACCATACTGGTCTACAGTGATTATCTACTAGTTCCCTTTCTTTTTCTGCTGACCAATATGTTTCATTGTATGTTCGTGCCAAATCATGAATGTCACTTGTGTACTGTGTAAATATTTTTACAGCTCCACTGACTCCACCCATGGCATCTATGTCTTTTCTATACTCAGGCATATTCATATACATATTATGTACTTGGACATAAATCATTTTACTGTCTTTAGATTGATTAGATGGTCTATTATCATTGTTCATAATTCCATGAAACTTTCGTTGACCATATTTATCTACAGTTTGTGCCCACTGATGATAGATAATTACACTATCAGGCGGGTTATTATTTGCAAGATTCTTATACAGATAAACCCCATAGGGGGTTAGTATATCATCGCCATCTATCTGCACCATGTAATCATCGTCAGATTTTTCAAATATCTTTAGTAATTCATTTTTACCTTTCCCTGGACTCCCATTCGATTTGGTTATATGACATTCGATACCTTTTAAATTACACCAATCTTGTACTAGCTTTTCATATTTTTTATTGTTTAGAGTATTTATAACAACAACTGCATCTTTATACGGTATGTTAGACCATCTAGGTTCAAAATGGAGTTTTAAGTTTTTATAATTACTATCATCGATAGCATCCTTAGAACCCCACTTTAAAAACCTGTTTGATGCAGTTGTTAATATGTAAAATCTAACTTTCTTCTTCACCAACTTCGCCACTATTTAATTGATTACCTAAATCATTAATATAAGCCTGTCTTGCTGTTTGACATATAGCTATAAGATGTTTACTTCTTTCAATCTCTTTATCTGCCTCATTTATAGACATGACTATAGCTTGTTGTTCTTTAGATAAGTCTTCAATTAAATGCTCTACGCTATCGATTGTGATTGATTCTTTGCTCATTTAAATATATCCTGCCAGTTTCCTTGTGTACTTGCCTTAGCATACTCGGTAGCACGGTTTTCAAAAAAGTTGGTATGCTCAACTGCATTTACTTGCATATCAATCCAAGGCAGTGGATTAGTGGTGCTATGGAATATGTTTTTCATTCCTAGACCTAATAATCTTCTATCTGCAATATATCTGATATATTCTTTTACTTCTTTCGCTGTTAAATCAGGAATGTCTGCTTTATCAAAACAAACATCTATAAATTTATCTTCTAGTTCAACAACGCGTTCAGCTGCGCAATATATCTCGTATTTCAGTTTATCTGTCCATATTTCTGGATTTTCTGCAATAAAAGCCCTAAAGAGTTTTGATAATCCTTCAACGTGAAGTGACTCATCTCTTATAGACCATGTTACTATCTGCCCCATACCTTTCATAAGGTTATGTCTAGGATAGTTTAGAAGTATAGCAAAACTACTAAATAGTTGTACTCCTTCTGTAAACCCACTGTAGACTGCCATTGTTTTTGCAATCTCGTGGGCGTTTGACATATTAAAATCAGTTAAATACTCATGCTTTTCTGCCATAGCTTGTATTTCAAAAAACTCTGTATATTGGTCATCTGATTTTCCTAATGTCTCCAGTAATAAAGAATACGCTTCTTGGTGTACTGCTTCCATAGCAGCATAACTTACTAGCATCATTCTTATTTCTGGTACTTTAAATGTTGGAAGATAATGCTTTGCATATCCACAACATACATCTACATCGGCTTGTGTAAAAAACTTAAATATGTTATCTATAAGTTTTCTTTCGCCTTCTGATAGTTTTACGTTATAATCTTTAATATCATCTTGGAGTGGTACCTCTTCAGGTAACCAATGCATTTGTTGTTGTTTTTTGTAAAACTCAAATGCCCAAGGATAATCAAAAGGTTTATAATAGTCTCTTTCTTCTAATAGTTTGCTCATTTATCCCTCGCAACTTAGACAATCTGATTGTTCAAAAATTATCTCTCTTTTAGCCAAAGAAGATACATTATCGGCACGACCAATAGCTTCACTTCTTAGGTAATATAATGTTTTTAAGTTCTTTGCCCATGCTAACATGTGAACATTATGCAAATCCCCTTTATTTACATCAGGTGGGAAGAATAGATTTACACTTTGAGACTGACAAATAAATTCTTGTCTAACTGAAGCGTGTTCCACTACCCATGCCTGATTGATTTCAACTGCTGTTTTGAATACATCTTTCTCCCATTCATCTAGTATATCTAAGTGTTGAACACTTCCTTTGTTCGCAACTATACTTGACCATGTTTCTTCATACAGTTCTGGAGTAACTTTTTCTTTGATGATTGCATCTAAGAATTTATTTTTTACTAAGTTACTTCCTGTTTTTGTTTTTTGTGTATAAGCATTGGCTCTATATGGTTCAATACTTGGACTTGTGTTTCCACAAATAATACTAGAACTAGCGTTAGGAGCGATTGCCAATAGATGAGCATTTCTTACTGTGCAAGAATCGTCATCTGGACAAGCACCTCTTTCTGCTGCAAGTTTTCTAGTTTCATTGTCTGCGTGTCTTTTTATGAACGCAAACATTTCTAAATTAGTGCCACCTGCCATAGCACTTTCAAAAGGAATACTATTCTTTTGCAGGTACGCATGAAACCCCATTGCACCAAGCCCAATACTTCTCTCCCTGTAAGCACTGAACTTAGCTTTATCTAGTTGACTAGGTGCATTTTCAATAAAGTAAGTTAATACTTTATCTAGCATCCTAATCAAGTCGGGGATGAATGAGGGATGATTTTTCCACTCATCATAGTACTCTAAATTTACACTAGAAAGACAACATACTGCTGTTCTCTCTTCGTCTGTTGCAAGAGTAATTTCACTACATAAATTGGAATGATGTACTTTTAATCCTTTTTT